ACTAATCGAATTACATCTCTCCTTGAGAATGAGAGGGTGGGGGTCAGCCAGGGGAGGAAACTAACCACCCACCCTCGGGGATGCTGAAGCACGGGGCTTCGCAAGTGCCGGTCTGATAGACCAGCGAGTTTGCCGGAGCAGGGCGAACCGTACTCCGGCAGACTTGTGCCTATGACTAGGCGGTGATGCCGGTGATAGCACCTGACCAGGCTGGCGCACGGAAGGCAAGCGTTCCGTACATGTACGAGCTGATGTCGTAGGTCATGCCGATTTGTGGCCATTCGATGACCATCAAGTCCTGGACATTGTGCGCTTCGACAGTCGCAGAAACGCCAGAGTCAGGGAAAGGCAACTGCGTGCTGTGAACCAGCGCCACACCAGCGGGGCAGAAACGGTGGGCGATGACATCGACCATCTTGCCTGTGCTTTCGTTGGCGATAGCGGTGACAACGGATCCAATGGTGATGCCGTCTGAACCAGTTTCGTAGTTCAAGCGGTAACCCGTTGGGTTGCCCTGCTGCTGGATGCTCTTAGCGAGCGAACGGCGGATTGCAGCGGTGGTGAGGATGTAGTCAGGGTCGGCCTGAACGCTGTTGAACAGCGAGACGAAGGCATCCTGGAACTCTGCACCTGGCTCGCTCGTTGAGAGTGAACCGTTGAGGGCCTTGACATAACCGGACTGCGTGGTGTCGGTCAGCGTGCTGACGAAACCATCGTAGGCGAGGCTTGAGTACGAACCATCAACTGTGGGGGCAGCCGAAGCAACCGAGAACACATTGCCAGCCGTGCCGGAGTCCACATCAGTCACGGTGGACTTGTAGACAACCGATCCAACGGTGACATAGATGTTGTAGGCAATGCAGCCAGATGGGATGGTTCCGGTGAAGGTCACCTTTGCACCCTGGCCAGCGACAGCCGTAATGGTTCCAGCCGACAACTTGGCGGTCTCACCGAACGATGAGGACAGCGTAACTTCAACAACTGAAGAAGCGCCACCGGTAGCGATACCGGTTCCGGTTGCATCCGCAGCACCCGTGAAGGTGAGGCCCGAGGTCGAGAGAGCAGTCGAACGAGCGTTCAACATGTTGCGCTCTTCACCGAGCATCGTGGCCCACAGCAAAGCCGTGTGCGAGAGCTGACGAAGGTCTGTGTAACCACGACCAGCGAACTCGGCCTGCATCGTGACGGAGTCAGAAACACCCTGCTCAACGAACGACTTGACGATACGGTCAGCGCTGTAGGCAATCTTGTTAGGGCGGTTCAGGGTCACGCCACCGTATGAGGAGGTCTGCGTGTTGGAGTTGAAGAAGGTGTTGAGGTTGCTAACGCCACCCGTACCCGAGTTGCTCACACCGAGAATACGGCGGAATTCAAGTGCCTGACCAACAGCGCCCACTCGTGGGATCTGGTTGCGGAGGATGAAGGTCTTGGGAACCAGCATCGACAGAGCAGGGTCAAGGTCGTAGGGAACCAGACCGATGTTGCCGTAAGGAACGGTGTTCAACGGGTTGGTAAGTGACCAGTCCTTGTTGATGTCGGAGATGCCAGCAAGGGCGCTCTCAACAGCAGCGAGTTGGTCAGCGCTAACTGACTTGGCGAGGTTGTCCTTGAACTCGGCAGCCTGCGAAGCAACGGTGTTGCGCTTTACAATGCCAACACCCTTCTCGAAGGTGGCGGAGCCGGTGTGGGCAGCCTGAAGTGACTTGGTGTGACAAGCGCTCAATGCAGCCTTGTATGCCTCGAAGCGCTCTACACGCTGTTCGGCTGGAAGGCCACCAAAGAGGTCATCAACTGATGGGGCTGAAAATGCCATGATGATTTCTACTTTCTTGGTAGTTAGGGATTGGTTTGTTTAGCCTCGTGCAATGCGCTTCGCATCAGACTCGACTTCAAGAGCCTTAGCGATGTAGGCATTGCGGAGGTTGGGGTCGACCACCTGGTCGGCGATGCTGCGAAGTCGTGCAGCCTCGATTTCCAAGCGTTCGGCATCCGCAGATTTCTTGACCTGTGAATGTGTTTGACGGAGGACTGGGCCTCCTGGTGCTGCCATCCCTCGAACCTCATCGAGAACAGCCTTGAAGCCCTTGATGACTTCTTCCTGTTCTGCGAGGCTCGCCTTGTAGGTGGCGATTTCCTCATCCATTCCGAGAGCCTTACGGATCTCTTCACGAAGTGCGGTCTTGTCAGCATCAGTAGCCTCGTGGCTTGCTGCGCTCTTGATTAGGTCGGCAGATACGCCGAGGCCGATGTAGGCCATGTCTGCTGGGGAGGCTTCGGGGGCTTCTTCCATAGTGTCGGCGTAAGGCTCGACAGTCTCGCCCTCGTCAGCCTCGTCATCCCACCAGCAGATGAACATCTGAAGGGCGCAGAGCAGTTCGCTCACATCGCCAATCTCGTCTTCTTCGCCGGACAGCATTTCGTCAAGCTCGGCCTTGATAAGAGCGATTAGGCCAGCACGAACGGAGTTCAGCGTGGCTTCATCGTGCATGACTTCCTTGAACGAGTCAGGGATTAGGTCTTCCTTGCCCAGCGCCTTAGCACGAGCAATGATGTGGTCGATAGCAGCCTGGCGGTCTTTGGCACGGCCGATGGACTGAATGGCGTTCTTTAGATCCTTGACGGTCTTGATGGGGAAGCCCCCACCTTCCATTGCCTGACCGGACTCTTCCATCGAGGCACGCTGCTCATCGGTGTAGTCCTTCTTCTCGACTTCAGGCTCAACGGCCTTGTCATCGGTCATGTCATTGACTGGCTTGCCACCGTTGGACTGGCTGGGGGAATACTGCTGGGTGTCTTGTGCGCCCAGAACTTCCTTGCCCGTACCGTCACACTTGGCGCAGGCGGTGTCATCGTCTGGAAGGTCAGCGTGCGCACGGCCCGTTCCCTCGCAGGCTGAGCAGACCTTCGTGGCTTCGTAGGTAGCAAGGTCATCGGTGACAGGTAGCTCGACAAACTCGGCTTCCTGGTTGATGTCTGACTTGGTGAGTTCCATTTGTTCTCCGACCATCTTTGCGATTTGGACTGTGGCTGTGGGGTTCGCTGGGCGGTCTACAAGCGACACTTCAACAATCGACCCTGCAACGATGCGACCACCTGGGGCGCTGGCATCCTTGATTACCTTTGCGCCCTTGATGCCGATTGAATAGCCCTTGAGGACACCCTTCTCAACCTTCTTGGCGGTGAGTGGATCTACGACCTCGGACTTCAGAAACCAATCGTCACCCTCTGATGCGAGTTCAAGACCCACACCGGCAGCGATGGAACTGTGTTGCTCACGGATGTTAGCACCCGTTTGGAACCACAACGGCATTGCACTCTTGAGCCAGTCGGCATCGCAGATTTGCGAGTCGAGGTCAAGGTCAGGGCCGGTGGCCTTTCCGAACACTAATAGCGTACCATCTTCGGTTGATTTGTAGGTGAAGTCACCGAGTCCGATGTAGGTGATGTCTTGTGCCATGTGGGTTAATCCTCCATGCTTTCTTCTTCTGTAGTAGTTCCATCAGGAAGTTGTGTTACAACTGCGCACCGGCAACTTGGGTGAGCCGGTGGGTAATCATCTCCGAAGTCGTGTGGGCCGTCTTCGGCTTCGCACTCATCACAAGCGCCAGCGTAAGTCAGCCACTCCCAGCCTGGCATCTCTGCAGCCTGATACTCATCTATGGCTGAAGCGTTGAAGGCTCGGTTGGTTTCGGTGATTGCGATGATGTCGGAGCGAGTGGGGTTGTCAAGTAGCTCGTTCACCCCATCGGAGATTTCCTGATAGGTCGAACCGGCTTCTAGACCGTTGGCGATAATGTCACCAACTCGGCCCATTGTGGTCTTGGTGATACCTCGCACGATTACATCGGCGTTCCGTAGTAGATCCGCTAGACCTTTACCAGCGACCTTCTCGGCTGCGACTGGATTGCCTGGCTTCCACCTATCCCAGTTTACGCCACCGGCGAGGCCACTCATTCCCGAGCCAAGTTTGGCAGCGCCACCCATCTGACCCATCGCCTCTTTCGTACCCCTTAGACCGGCATCGGCGTAGAGGTTTTTGAGTGCTTTGACTAGGGGGTCGTTGTTCGCTTTGACATTGCGCTCGACTGAGTGCTTGGCAGCCGACTTGTCCATCGGGTCTACGGCCTTGCTTGTGTGTTCCTTCGTTGCGATGGCCTCACGGATTGCCTCGTCAGTACCGGTGAACATAGACCGAAGCGCTTTGTCTATGGCCTGACGGTAGTAGTTCTCAATCTGGACTTTGGCGTTGTGTCCTGGCAGTTCGTGGGCCTGCCTCTTGTTCAGAGGCTTGAGTAAAAAGGGTCGGGTTCCGTACCCTTCAGCACTCGGGCTTGACCTTCGGCGTTCAGCTCGGCAGCCGTGTTCGGATCTAACTCATGGAACACGAAGTCACGCCAAGTTCCCTTAGCGACACGAGCCTTGACGAACTTGCGGTAAGCCGTTAGCTCAGCGTGCGCCGACTTGCTCGGACTGACGGGTTCTTGGGGCTGGTTGCCTTGTGAACTTTGGCCTTGTGCGCCTTCGCTTTGTGGGCTTTGGCCTTGTGCGCTTTGGCCTTCTTCGTTGGATACGTGTAGTAGTTCGCCATTGGTCTCGTCTTTCTGCTCGACAGTCTCGCCAGAGGTGTTCGTCAGCATCGTGCCACGGAGGAATACCGGCCCATTGGGGGTCTCTACGAACGGCTCATCGGCCTCGGGCATCTCGTACAGGGGCAGGCCTAGTTCGCCACGAACATCGTTCAGGGTCTTAGCACCCGAGAATACGGAGGTCTGCAGTGCCTTAGCCTGCTCCACTTGGTTCTGCACCAGGTCGGAGTCCTGCATGGCGAAGGTGACGTTCTTGTCTGCACAGAGGTAGCGCCGGCAGAGGGAGTTGATGACCTCGGTGATGAAGCCCACCATTGGTCGAAGGCTGACGGTTTCGCTTTGATCCATCTCGCCATCGTGTTCGCCCTTACCGCCGAGACCCGAACGGGGGATGACACCGAGTTGGCTGGGGGATACACCGAAGGCTGACCCGATGCGCTTGATGATGAACTCGTCATAGTCGGACTTGTAGCGCTCATCGACAGTCGGCATGGCTTGGGGGTGGAAGCCCTTAGGCAACACCTTGACACGGTGGCGCTCGGTAGTCGAACCCATGAGCTTGTCGTTGAACAGGCGTTCGAACTCGGCCAACTTGCGGATGTCCATTTCGTCAGAGTCCGTGACCATGAAGGTCATTGGCATCGTGCCGGAGGCGTACTCGGAGTTCATCCACTTCTGGCGCTCAAGGTACAGGGTGGCTGCTGGTACGGCTTCCTCTACGGCGCTGAAACCGTAGGGAGACCAGGTGCGCCGGTTGCGCACGAAGTAGGAGAGTTGGTCTCGAAGGTACTCGTTGCCTTGACCTGGGCCGGCGAAGAACTCTCCATCGGCTTCAGGGGTGGCCTGATACTCACCACGAGGGAAGCCCCATAGCACCTGCTGGTAGGCAGGGTTTGGGGGTGTGGGTACTGCGCCTCGGTTGTCGAGCAAGACCTTGATGGTCGGAGCGTCAATGATTTCAAACCCGAGGATGTCCTTGCCGATGGTGTAGCGAGCGTAGACCGGCACTCCGTCAAAGGCGTAGTGCTGCCAGAGGAACTCGGTGAGCCATTCGACCCAGCCACGCCCGAGGTCGGGGTAGGGGTTCTCCCAGAACTTGCGTAGGCGGTTCAGTTCGTCAGCGTACTCATCACGGGCGATGCGTGAGGCTTTGGCGTGGGAGCAGTTCTGCTCGGCCATGATTTCGGCAATGACCGACTCATCGACCTTAAAAGTCCAGTCCATCTTGACTAGAGCCGAGATGCAGAGTTCGATGCAACGGTGAACGACATCGCATTGATCCGTGAGCGCTCGTAGGACAGTCCAGGGAACATTCTGCGTAGTCAGGTTCAGGTTCCACGCTACGGGGTATTCGTAGAGGCGTGGGAGCGCACGGCCCGAGTCATCAAAGACGGGGTCTAAAGGCGCTGGGATGAATGGCGCTGATGGGCCGAGCTGTGACCCGAAGGCATCAGCGAAGCGAGGAAGGGGCGTGGCTTCACGGCCTGGTGTCTGGATGAGACCCTGACCACCTGCGCCGGTTCCGGTGGAAGCGTATGGGGCTGCGCTAGACATCGGTGTCACGCCGAGGTTGTTCTGCGCCTTTTTGAGTTCGCTAACGATTTGCTCTATGAGTTCAGCATTGTCGTTCTTGTCGCGACCAAAGATTGCCATTTAGTACCTTTGCTGTATGTGTTTATCTTGGAGCGACCATCGCTGGATTGCCCCGAGGTTAGTTTGGACTTGCGAGAACTGCGGTTTGGTGGACTTGGACTTCACTCGACTACTTAGAGAAGTCTGGGAAGCCTACGGATGTGTGTGTGGTGTATGCCTCAACGAACATCTTGCCACAACTTAGACAATTGGGAGCATCGGCAGCGTTCGGGTGGGAGCAGTTCGGGCAGAGTGGGGCTAGTGAAGCAAAGAAGCGGTCTGCAGATCCACCGGTAGCGAAGCCCAGTTCGGTCAGTCCATGAACGAGGGCATCGAGTCGGTCGGGGGATGTTCCACTATCGGGGAGCCACTCCAACATCTGCCCTTCTAGTTTATCAAAAGAACCAACATGGCTAATACGGCGTTGCTCGTAGAGCGCACTTATGGGTTCAGCCCGCAACTTTTTTCCGACACGACTGACCACGCCCTTGTAGGCAACAGTCGGTAGTACGGATCTAATCGTCTGCTCGATGAAGTCTCCACCCTGGTTCTTCTCTGCCACTACTCGGTCAGCGCCAAACTCCTCGTAGGCAGCGACCACTCGTTGCGCCCAGCCCAAGACGGTGTCACGGCACGACCGGTCGGCGATGACGTAACCCCTTCCATCGACTCCTTTGCCGACTACAACTATGCCGGTTTCGTCTGAGTCATCACCCGAGGTCACGGCTGGGTCTACGGCCACAATGATGCGCACCATCTCGGGCAAGGTTTGGACTCGGGTCTCTTCGATGTCCTGGGCCTTCCATAGCGCCCCCTCAATGTCCTCTAGTACCTCCCCATAGAGTTCCTGACGGCCTAATCGGGTTCCCTCGTACCTGGCACGAAGTTCAGCCAGCGCCGACTCGG